TTTTTGTTTCTTCAAACTGTTCTTTTAGAACTTCAAACTGTTTTTGTAATTTCTCCAAAGCCTTTTCATTCTTTTCATCTTCTTCAGCCATTTCCTCATTCCTTTCTTTTTCTTCATCAGAAGCAAAAGCCTCAATTGCTGTTCTACCTTTATAAGCAGGTAGTCCTACAATAGTTGCAGCAGTTAGAAATACATTTCTTAAAGTAGTAATTCCGTCTGCTTGTTCTGATGCTTCTGTATCATATGTTAGTTCCCAAGAAAGATTTACAGTCTTTCCAGATTTTAACTCTTCCTTGATTTGTTTTACATCTTCGGGCCTTTCTTTACTCCATAGAGTAGCGATGCCCTTGATTTTATCCTCAACTTGTTTAAGGTGGGTGATTACACCCAATGGGGAAGAATCTTTATGCCCCTTTTCGGTTTTACCAACTGCCTTTTTGACTGGCATAAAGATACCACTATTGATGACATTAGAAAACTCTTCTTGAGGAATCCTCTTTTTGTTTCCATTTGGTTTATCATCAGTTAGGGTAAACCTAATGTAGTTTACACTAGGGTTTTGTGCTAAAGAAGCAAAAGCATCTCCATCACTTGTACCATCTAATGATTGTACCATATCTTCTAAATTAGCACTAAAAGTAGCTTTATTTTCCATTATTTATTACCTTCTTAGTTGAAGCGGGGGTTTTAGGTTTTGCAACATCGGTTTTTGTAGTATCAGCAGATGTGGGTGGTCTGCTATTTGGATTCTCACCAAAAGCAGGCACATTGAATGCCTCAACTTTTTCCTGTTCAGAAGCTCTTTTCTCAACTTCATCATTGAAGTTATATCCAAGAACATCCGCCAAAGAATCTCTGCTTAATCCACCACTGTCAAATAGTTTAGATAGAGCAGCAATATAAACATCAAATTTATGAAAATTAATTGGTTCAAATTCCACTTCTGGAACAGAAGTAAAATTATTTCTTTTTGATACCTGATAAACTATTTCTTTAATAACCGTTAGAATTTTATTTCTAAAGTTATCCATAGTCTTTATGGGTGCTAGAGAAGCAAATTCTTGGTCTCCTGCACCACTTCTCTCTGTTTCACCAGCAATGAGAATCCTTGGAAATCCTAAAGCAAATAGAATTTCTTGATTAATCTCTTGATATTTCGCATCATTAAGAAGTATAGATATGTCAGGGAATATCCACTTTAATTCTACCACATGTGACGTAAATAGCTGGAATATGTTCTCTACATCGTTATTTCCACGATTTCTCCACAGTAACTGGTTCTTTAGTCCATCCATAAACTGTGTATCTTCTTCACTAGCAGTCATTGGGAATAAATCACTACCAACTTTAATTTGTAGAATAGCACTTAGAACTTTATTAGCAACAGAATAATCTGTTCTTCGTAGATTACGTTTATGCTCTAGAATATCTACTGCGGAAGAAAGATAAGGAGTGGGATAAGCAGATTTAGTAGTAACTCTGCGTCTAATAATAAAAGCATTTTCAAGTAGAACCCTATTCTGACCTGCTTTAATTTTCTCAACAAAGTCTGGATAATAAGTACTAAAAGACGCATAGAGTTGCTGGTCTTCTGTACCATCTGGATATGTTCCAGAATTCCTAATAAAATATAACATCTCATCTGGAACTGTAACAAAATAAGACGGTTTATCGGGAAGTGGGGATGCTTTTATTTCAATAGATGCTGGATCTCGTATCCACATAGTTTTAGGCATAGTAAGTCTATCATATTTCTTTATACCCAAAGATTTTAATTCGTCCTTTGGAATAGAACCGTATTCTACTTCGGGAACTACTAATCCTGAGATAAGATATTCTAATGCCATGTCTTCTGCGAATCCTAAAAGTTTATTTTTCATTCCCTCAAAAACCTTAAATTCGTTATCAGATAAACCATTTTTATGAAACTTTAGGGTATTAATTCCAATATCAATAAGTTTATTTATGGTAGTAGATGTTAGAGGATCTCGTTCATAATAAAATCTACATCTTTTTACCATAGATAAAAAGTCTTGCTGAGGTCCTTTTGTATCTTTATTTTTTTCCCAAGTATATCTCCAAGGATTTTTGGTAACATCACTTGGGTCTAAGGATACAATAGACGCGGTTGCATTTTGTAATTTTGTCATTTATTTTCACCACCAGCTCGCCATCATTAGTTTCTTTTTTTCTACAGCAAAAAGATTATAGTCATTGACCATATAGTAGCTAGTCATAGCACAAAGTAAGGCAGAAGTAAAGTGATCTTCCCCTCTTTTTCCACCTCTTTGTGTAAGAGTTTTGTATACAATTTCTCCTGTAGGAGTTTTAGAATAAGTCATTCTTTCTAGTTCTGTTATCATTTCTGTATCGGTATAGGAATAAATAATCTTTCTATTATTAGTATATTCTTGTAATACTGTTACAGCAAATGGTTTTGTTTTTTGTTTTATTTCTTTCCCATCAGAGTCAATTCCTAAAGAAATGGATGAAGAAAAATCTATGGGAACTATTTTTTTCTTGTAATCCTTATGAACATAATCTCTGTGTTCCAATAGGTTTTGAATAACTGAAACACCAGCACTTCCTCTATCAATTCCTATAATATAAGGATTATACTTAGTGTCTAGTAAATCTATAATTTTTTCTTGTATTGGATAGGTAACTTTTGTAAGTTTGACCTTAGCATGAAATTTAATAGTACCATTACTTGGGTCTTCATACATTACGAACACACAAGATGGCTCGGTGTATCCAAGGTCAATTCCCATAATGCATTGTTTTATCTTATCAGGAAGTGCGGGGAGAATAGATATACCACTAAGAATATTTATTAGATTATCCCCCTCCCTAACTCCATCAAACTCAAATTTGTATACTGGATAAGATTGAATATCAAACGCATTTCTATCAAATAGAGAGAATACTGGTTTCCCATGCTGGCCTAGCCAAAGATGAACATAGTCATCTGAATCTTCTCCACCATATTGTTCAATAGCTCTCTGTCTGTCTTCTTCAGTAAATCTAGGGTTTTGAAAAGAGGATATTCTGTGTTTAGTATAATTAGTATTTTCTTGGTCGGTGTGCCAAAGAACGTTCTTTTCTCGTAATCCTGTAGGAACACCAGAACAAACTAATTTATAACCATTTTGCCAAGTATTAACAATTGGTTGTAACTCCAGAAAAGTAGCAAAAGGGTAGTAACCAGCCTCGTCCAGTATAACATAGGGGGTGTGTAAACCAATTACATTTGCCCCTGTACCACTCATACCAGCAATACGACAGATTAGTTTGGACTGATTCTTTAGAGAAATAGAAAATTCAGATCCATTAATTCCACCATTTCTTTCTATATAGTTTTGTAATAGAGAATTAGATCTAAACATTCTGGTAAGATTAGCAAAAACAGGCTCTAGATGTACCTTACTTGGAACTGTATACACAACATAGTTATCTGGAAAGATGTTGAAAAGTAGTGCCCAAATAATGTTTATAGTTAAAGATACTGTTTTTCCTGTGGCTCTAGATGCCATTAAAGAGACATAAGAATTAAAGTCGCAAAGATACTCTTTTTGGTAGCTAGTTAGAATGAATTCTTCCTCATGTTCTGTTCTATCTAAGTTAGATAAAAACTCTCCGAGTAGGCAAGGATTACGGAAGATTTCATAAACTTCCAAATCGTCTCTAGTGCATCGCTCCTCAATCATGAATTATCCTATTATAAATATCATTACAGATTCTTTTCCAAGAAAATCTATCTCTTACATAATTTATCTGCTCTAAAGACAATGGTTTGTAATCAGATAAGAGAATATCAATAAGTTGTTGTGTTATATCCTTATCCATATCAATGTATATACCGAAATCTTTATAATAACCATATGTTTGAATAAAAGGAATTATGGGTACTGCCCCAGTCATTGCTCCCTCTATGCAATGCATCTCAAAACCCTCTGTTCTTCTTAGGCCGGAAACGTATTTTACTTTTTGTAATAGACTAGCAAACCAAGGGTCTTCCATATAACCAAGAAACTGATAATGGTTATTATCCCATTTGAAATTCTCTCCGGTATGAATCATTTTTCTGTTTGTGCAAACACAAGCATCGAAGATTTTATCTAAACACTCTGTTTCTGCTACATGTCCCGTAGAAAAAATGGTATAGAATCTTGGTTGTGCTCCTATAGGAAAAAGGTCTGGCTCTGCTCCTAATGGAGACATAAGAAAATTAATTTTTTCCTCGGTATATGCTTTACAATCATGAAAAGAAATTATTAATTTACACTGCTTCCATAACTCTACCCATTTTTCTAGAGAAATTCCGGTAGTAAATAAGCACTGTTGCTGGATAACTACATTAGACAAAGAGTTCTTATTTACTAAATAGTCGTACTCTGCTTTTCCAACAACCTGAACTATTTCAACATCTGCATTACTACTAACCCACTCAACATTAGGAAAGTGTGTTTTAAATGCTTTGCTTATTCTTTTAAAGGCTTTACCAAAATCTGGGTTACTATGTTCATAAATTTTCATATTATTAACTTTCTATCGCCCTTATAATAGTTTCACAAATTCCCTTATTATCAATGGCAGGAGACCAAAACTGTTTCATTTTTGTTTTTGGGTCACTAGTGAAAGAACATCCCAGCTTTCTATAAGTAAATGTCACTAGTCTTTTTGTCTCATCAAACCAATTTTGTTTTACTTGAGAACATGTGTGTGGACCAGAATATCTTCCGACCAAAATTCTGCAAAAAGTACTCAAATAGGAGATTTCATTTATATCAAATCCATCTGTTGTTCTAGTAATATCATCCGTGTATATTATTCTTGGATGCTGTATAGGAATTTTTCTAGTTAGTATAAATAGTTTCGTGGGGTATTTTTGTGCAAGAAGGTAGATAGAATGCCCAAAATCAAAGTTTTTGGCTTGTCCAGACAAAACATCTCCATTACAAATAAGAATCTTGTCTTCTGTGTGTTGTTGTAAAAATATATCAATATTCTGGATTTGAAACTTTGTATAATCTATTGTTGGTAGATAGTCTAAAGGAGTTCCTGATAGTTTACCCAGATTTCCTAAGATATCATTATACATTTGATAATTGGATTCTACTGTACACCCATATTTTAATCCATTTTGACCGATCCAAGTATTAATTTTTAGTATATTACTGTCTATAGATAACTTATCAAAAGGCAGATACTGTAATATGCTTATATCAGCGAAAGTTCTAGGATGCTGCCTATGGGCATAAAAATATTCCTTCGCCGGAATGATTCTTATACACTCTTTAACAAACCCCCTGCTTTCAAAAAGATCTCCGGCTCCCCAAGGATTATGAAAAAGTACTTTATCATGCATTGTTCAAAATTCTTTCACAAATATCATCAAAAACCTTAATAAAATTATCTTCAGAAAAAGCATTATAAATGGGTTGTAGTGGCCCAATCCCCCTTTTAATTATTTCTTTGATAGATGAATTTTCAATACAAATTTCTGGTACTAAAGAATGAAGGTGTGAAAACATTGGAACTTTCGTTACAGCAATTGGTCTTTTTACAGATAATGCTAGATCGGTAGAACCTGCAATTCCGTCAGTTTTTTCTGCACCATAAAAGAAACAATTTATGTCATTACTGGATAAGAAAGTTAAAAGCTCGTCGTCTGATACAAAATTTCTATTTATAAATAATTTAATATCTGGCTTAGTAATTTTTTTGTAGCAGTCTTCTATAGTTTTGTTTGCTAAATCCCCGTTTGGATCACTATGAAAAGAGTTTGATATATAAAACTCTATGTTGGCAACATCAAACTCATTGTTAACTTTTTCCACAATAAAATCAAAATTTTTTCTTGGAAATCCAAAACCAAAACTTCCTATTTTTGGCACTATATTTTCTTGATATTCTCCTGTATATGAAAGTAGATAACGAACAGGAGTGCTAAACACACTACTTTGAAACTCTGGTGCAATTTCCATAGCATCCTGTAAGTAAATGATGTTTGTAAATTCTACAAAATTATTGAGGTATGAATATCCTTCATGGATTAGTGCCGTATGTTTTACATCTTTAAATTTTCTTGGCAAAACTTTTGTTATAAAGGGCATTGTACCAGGACTATAATTATATAAAACTATACTTGGATTTATATAAAGAATCTCATTTATTGCCTGTTCTTCCGTTTCTATTTCTCTATAGAAATAAAAAAATTGTTTTGAATTTTTTAGCGAGTTTATTATTCTTTCACCATACTGTTGAATTCCACAGGGCTTTTCTTTATTATTCAAAATTAGGATTTTTTTCATGAAATTTTTCTAAATACCATTGTGGAGAAACTATATTTACATAAATCATAAGTAAAATAGGGCTCTACATTTGCTATAAACTCATCAACAAAAAAACAGCCGTTTTTTTCAAGAACATTGGAAAGTCGTTTGTAGTCTTTAGATGTGTATAGTCTATAATCTTCTTTGGGCTTTGGCGAAAAGGGTTTTCTTTCCTTTTTAGATTCGTTCAATTTTTTTACCCAATATAGTCTTTCCTTTGTCGTTGATTTACTCAGATTCGGAATTTTTAATGCTTGTTGCTCTGATGGAAACCAATTTTCTAAGAAATCGGTTGTCAATATTCCAGTACCATTCTTACACAAAAGATTACTAATGTCTTCTATAAATTCTTCATCGTTTTCTACATGTTCTATTACAGAAACGGAAAAAACCATGTCGAATTTTTTATCCGTTGATTTTCTATATGTATGTAGATCCACGTTTATTTGTGGATCAATCCCCACTACGGAAACTCCTTTTGCCTTTAAATATTCATATGTAACATCCTCATAAGAGCCTACGCACAATAACTCCCCACTGTGGTATCTATTTGTTATATAATCGATTGCAAAAGCAGCTTGTATTTCCGATTCGGGAATTTTTCTTTTCATCATATCAGGCAATGTTTTATACATATCGTCAATTATGGAAGAAAATTCTCCTTTATTTACAGGCAACAAAATTCTATTCTTCATTAAATACACCTTCCATTTCAGCTTTAAAATTATTTTCTGACCATTTTTCATAAAACTCATCTAACGGTTTTGTTCCAAAAGAAAGAATTTCTGGAATAGAGTGTTTATCTAAACGTATTTCATCCTTCATAAAATGTCTAAACATAGTGCAGTTTGTTATGGCAATTGGTCTTTTTACGGCTAGGGCATAGTCCCCAATGCCGGATAAACCCTCTCCATTTTCAGTGTG